TCGACAGGTTGTAAGTCTTTTCCATGTCAATCCTCCTATTGTTAAAGGCTGGCGGTTGAAACCCCGCCAGCCAGCGCAGCGACATCCTCAATCTTCCTCATAGTCAAAGTCAATATCAGGATCGCCAGCATAATCCCAATCGGCGCAGTTGCTCTCAGAGACGATCTCATAAGCCTTCTCGGTCAAGACATCCCCCGCCAGATCAGGATCGGCAGGAGCTTGTACTTGAAACTTCTTCTTGTATGTGACGGTGTAGTACAGCGTCAGGTCATAGGTCTTGTCCATGTCAGTCCTCCTTCTTGATCCATATAAGGGTCGTCTCGCCCCCACATTCATTGCAGTAGGCATCATCAAAGACAGAGGCTACTAGCCAAGTCTGCCCCTCTTGATCCCAGTGGGCCACCGCATCTTTGCCGACATTGTCGCTGCGGCAGTGCTTGCAAATAGGATATTCTTTGTCCATGTCAGTCACTCCCATTGATAATGCCGGCATCAATCATTTGTTGTGCCAAGCGTCCATAGCTTCCTTGAAGTTGCCATGCCATCCCGGTGTCTACCAGATGCTGGAATAGCTCAATCGCCCCGGCGTCATCCAGTGAGCCGTTCTCGAAGTCCATGATCTTGCCAATGATGTCCATTTGATCCTCCTCAATTTGCAATGAATGCTTGGTCTACAATCCCGCGCAGGCGGGCCGGGATTTTTGCGCCATACTCGAATGCGTCCGGCAGAGTGCCATTCATTAGGTAGGCATGTTGCCTGTCAGTGATGCCGTCGATGTCATCCCACACGTCCCGCACCAGCACGATCTCGGCAGCGTTATAGTCTGGCGCATTCTTTATGAAGGCCTCCAGCGCATCCCGCAATTCGTCGTCGCTGAAATGCAGGGCGTCGGCGATGTCTCCGTGTTCGTCTATAAGTTCAACCTTCCATTCGTAAGTCACAGGCATTTGATCCTCCAATGTTTCATGTGAAACATCACCCGCCGGGGCGGGCGATGCGTGTCGTCAGGCTTATCTCCCGATCCATTCGGTTTTGTAGATGCTGTGGTTCTTGATCTTCCATTTCTGGATCTCACCTTCACCCGTCAGGATGTAGGCAACGGTCTTTAGAACCTTGGCCAGACGGGTCTGGTCTGCCGTGTAGATCATGTGTGGCATGTCCGGGTGGAAGTCATCATCCGGCCAGCGGCGTTCGGCATATTCGAATGTGTTGCCGTATTCGGTTTCAACAAACAGCCCCAACAGCATGGGGCAGGTGGTCGGTATAATCCCGGCGCGGGCCTGATGGTCAACGTCGGTATTCGAGTGCGGTGCAAAACCCATAGCAAGTCCTCCAATGTGGTCAGTGTTGAATTGTTAGCGAAGCTTTGCGGAGCCGTCAAGACCCCGCAAAGCTCCCGGCAGGGGAGTTATTCAGCCTCCTCCACCTCATCCACCTTATTGATGTAATCGGCGGCAGCCTGTGCCAGTGACGCAGCCTTGAAGAAGGCCTTGTCGTCGTCTTGCAGCACCTTGATCCAGTGGGCCAAGTACTGCGGATGCTGCAATTGCCCGTTCACCCGATTTGCAGCGCATAGGAAGGCACTGGTCAATTCCGCCACCAATTCCTCGAAGGCATAGGCGGCATTGCCGAACCGACCGGACAGGTCACGGTCGAGACGTGTTTTGTGTCCCGTCCAATGTCCCGCCTCATGGAAGAAGGTGGCCAGCGCAGCCTCATCTGCCGTGAAGGCCTTGGCGGTCGGCATCCGCACCACATCCAAGGCTGGGATGTAGCAGGCGACATCGCCGCCAATGGTCAGGCTCATCTTTAGACGGTCGGCCATCTCCTTCACGAACAGGTCGGCATCCGTCGCCCGCAATTCAGGCATCTTGCGCTTGGGGAGCGTGATACCCTCGCATTGCTCGATATTGAACACCGACGCAAGCCGGATGAGGGGGATGCGCTTGGTCACGTCATCACCCGCCTTGTTTTTGTCCTTGATTTCAAGCTGCTTAAAGAACACCACCTGCAAGCGGGCTTTTTCACCCTTGCGGACATGGCCACCCAATTCGGCGGCTTGCTTGTAGGTCAGCCACCCGTTCGACTGGAACCCGTACTTGTCGGCTGCGATCCACGCCAGCAGCGAATTGATGCCGCGATAGGCTCGACCGCTAAAGGCATTGTGTGGGGTGCCGCTCTGATCGGCAGGCAGGTCACGCCAAGGCTTCACCCACGGGGTGGCTCCGGCCTTCATTGCGTCGAGGATGGTCGAAGTGACTTCAGCGTATGCGTTGAACTTGGTCATGGTAGTCTCCTATTGGTTGCGTGGGTATTATGAGCGGCACCGCGCGGGTGCCGCCTGTAATGCTCACTCGGCACCAAATCGCCGCCATTTGAAGCTGCGGATGAAGTCACAAACACGCTCTAACTGGTGGTCGTTCAGATCGTGCAATATGAACGCCCTCATGCCGTCTAGGTCGCCTTCGTCGCCCCCAATTTGAAGGGCGATAGTGTCCAGCATTTTCTGAAGCACTTCGTCGCAAGTTTGATTGTCTTTTGTCATGGTAGCCTCCTATTGATTGCGGTCAGATGAAGAACGTGAAGGTAGCGGCATCACATGCCAACACCCCATAGGGCTGGGCGTCGTGGTAGGTCATGAAGCCCTCGTCGTCGGCAACGTCGCAGCAATGGCAGGAGCCGTGTTGCTTCACCATATCGGCGGTGAAGGCATCAAGCGCGGCATGATCGGCATCATCGAAGCCTGAAAAGTCATCATATACAAGGGGTGAAATCCAAAACGTGGGCAGCGTATACTGTACGGTTTTCATGGTTTTTCTCCGCTGAAAAAACCCGGCTTGATTGCCGGATTATCGCAGGGGAGCGGGCAGCGTGTGCCGCCCGTTCCAGTGCGTTTTTCGCCCGTGCCATATCGCGGTGCCGTCTTGGCCGTTAGTCCCGCTCACAGCCCCCACCGGGGGCCGATATGTACGCTCCCGATAGACGGGCTTGCGTGATCCGGGGCGGGGCTGAGCGGGGCTTTGCTCTGGCGGGGTCCGAGAGGCCTTGCGGCTTCGCCCGCCTAGACGCCGATCTGGTCGGCCCGTCCGGGGGTCGCGTTGTTTCGGTGTCGCGATCACCATGACCCGTTTATAGGGGAGCTACCGGAAAGCGGTCAATAACAAAACGACATTGACCGCCCATTGTGGGTGACAATCGTAAAAGGTCAATAAAATCAAAACCCCGCCACGGCCCCCCGGCCTGAGGGGATAGGAGCCGCCCATATGCTACAATAGGCACATAACACGCACGGGGCAGTCCCCCGGCGCATATGGGAACAGATAGATGGATGATACGTACAAGGGGCCGGAGACATTGCTCAGGCTGATACAAGGGGGCAAGAACCCGCCGAAGGCAAAAGTGATCGCAGGCGCAAGCGGTAAAGCCGCCAGCGGATTAACCACTAAGCAGGAGGCCTTCGCGGTCGCGCTCAGTGAAGGCGCAACAAACAGTGAGGCCTATCGGCAGGCATATAACGCTGACGGCATGGCGGCAGCAGTGGTTCACACTGAGGCCTGCAAGCTTGCTCAACACCCTAAGGTCGCAATGAGGGTCGAGGACTTATTGCGGGAAAAGCAAGCCAAACACCGCTTGTCGGCGGTCAAAGCGGAAGATCGCATCTGGCGGCAGGTGTGGGGCGTTCTGGAGGCGGATGCGACGCCCGCAGCCGTGAAGATCAGCGCGGCGGCATTGGCGGCAAAGCTTGCTGGTATGGTGACCGATAAGGTGCAAATCGAGGCCGGAAGCGTTGCGGATATTGAGCGCGAACTAACCGAACGGCTCAAGCGTTATGCAAGTGATTGAAATCATTGACATCTTCTGTGATTGACAATTAGCGAAGCTACCCAAAGTGGGCTGTTCACGTTTTGTTCTGGGCAGCCCCCACCCACCCCCCACCCCCGGAAATCGGCCCGGTCGAACTGGCTCGTGTATACATACTATTCCGCACAGCCGAATCCCAATTTTCTGCCAATCCTCAACTACCCATTCTAGGCAAACCCACCCCCTTCCTTTTTCTAGGAGTCCCGCCCCCCGGATATATTTCCGGAAATCTGGTTATACGTTGAGACCCCGATATACGTCGTAATTCGTGATTCGCGAATAGCGAATGCCGTATATGTCCATTATCCTGCACACAAAGCCCGTTAGTGTGTAAGATTGTGGACATAAACCCCGCCACGTTCAAATTAGTGGCACCCCCACTAAACCTGAGTAAATTTACTAACTTTCCCGTGTTTCAGATGCGCGATAGCCTACTCTGGAATGTAAGGAATTTTCCTTACTCTGATATAACGGGGATATAACCCCGCTCGGGAATAAACAGCCCCGTAAGGCCTTTAGGAGGCCCATATAGCCCCGCTCGGGATTTTCTGATATAACGGGGATACAAATCCATTGACTGCCCGGCAGAACAATCCTACAAAACCCCGTCAATCAAAGGGTGCTAACATGTCTGTCTTTCTTGTCGGGGCTTATAGCCATGCTTTCGATGAAGTAATGAGGAATGGATGGCTGCGTCCAGCGCGGTTCTTCTCGTATAAAGAGGCCCGGCGGTATGCAGACTGGGTCATGAAGACATACCCCAGCTATGGGAAGCTCTGGATCTCAAAAGAGGGTTGACTGCCCCGGCAGCCCATGCTACAAGCCTCTGACTATCAACAGGAGACTTACATGGAAATCGCTCTTTACGTCCTCTCCGGCATCGGCTCCGGTGCCGTTCTTCTCTTCTTCTACGTTGCAGTGCGGGATGTTATCAACCACAGCAAAGAAATCGAAAGCCTGAAGAGTTGGAACCGCCGTCAGGGTGAAAACATCGACACGGCTTACGAACGCTACTACGCCCTCCAGAACCGCGTTGATGAGCTTGAGGAAATTGTGGCTGGCGGGGTCGCCGACATGATTAAGCCGAAGCGCCGCAAATAAATCTAGACAGTTCTCCCTGTCTGTGTTAGAACCCCGTCAGAGAAGCCGAAGGCGTATTGCCGCAGGCAACACTGGCGGGGTTTTTCTATGGCTGACATCGAACCACTACCGGGTCTGGAATGGAACGCCCACGCGGCCCTACACGACGCCCTCAACCGCTGCAAGATGGATCGCCCGGTGGTCGTTTTATGGATTGAAGAGGACGGCAGGGTGTGTCACTCGTCGAGTGCCTTGAAAAAGGACGTGCTGTGGATGCTGGAAACCAAGAAGCAGAGGGTGATGAATGATTAAGCCAGAGCAGATAATACCCGGAGGGTTTACATCTATGGATAACGTCGAACTACTGCGCTTGGCGGCAACATTCCCATGTGACCCCCGTCATAAGCAACTGCTCTTGGAGTCTGCCGCTCAAATTGAACGGTTGCAATACGCTGTTGGTATTGCGGTCTTTGAACTCAACTTCGTTGCTGAGGATCATGAATGCGATCAGTGCCGTGCAGTAGCTACAAACATTATCAAGATTGCAAAGGGAAGGGAGAACACCAATGATTAAGCCAGAACAGATACCTATTGCTTCGATGAACCTTTACCTCAAGAGCCTTCATGACGGGAAGTCTCACGAAGCTTGCGTTGCCGCAGCCATAAATGCTTGGCCGGAGGCTCAGAAGAACGTGCTTCCAGCGTTTAGCATGGAGGCGGGGCGATATGAACGCCCCATCTTGATTTTGCCTTTCCCGCAGGAGAAGAACGATGCTTTTTGCTGACGAGCAAGAGATGGAACTCTACGAAGAGCTTAAGCTGGTCTACGCCGAGAACGAGCGGCTGCGGGCGGCTCTTCAGTTTATCGCCTCACCGGATGGCTCCTGTTATAACTGCGCCAGCATTGCTCTGGCTGCACTGGAGGGGAAATGATTGACATTGTAAAACGCCTACGGGCAGAGTCTCCGACCATCTTTGTCGAGGGTCACAACATCGACGATTTTGATGCCATTGACGCCCAGCGCGAAGAAGCTGCTCGTGAAATCGAGCATCTTCGTGAGATCCTGAGATACATCTGGGCGCACGGCGATGAGCATGGCAAAGTACCTCATTCATGGGGGCAGGAATACGCCGAGCGGTTTATCAAGCTGGCAAAGCAGGAATGGGACAGGAAGTGAAATATCTTTCCGTATGCTCTGGCATTGAGGCTGCATCTTGCGCTTGGCACACAATTGGCTGGGAACCTTTGGCGTTCAGTGAAATTGAGGCTTTTCCTCGTGCCGTTCTGGCGCATCATTATCCGACAGTGCCGTTGCATGGCGATTTTACAGTTCTGAAGGATCAGTCGTGGATTGTTGACGCTGATGTGTTGGTTGGTGGAACACCCTGCCAAGCATTCAGTATTGCCGGGTTGCGTAACAGTTTGTCTGACCAGCGTGGTAATCTTTCATTGGAATTTGTGAGGCTTGCAGATGCAATTGACAATTTTCGACTTGCTGCCGGAAAGCCCTCAGCAATCATCGTCTGGGAAAACGTCCCCGGCGTCCTCTCAGTCAAAGACAACGCCTTTGGATGTTTCCTCGCAGCATTGGCTGGAGACGATACCCCCTACGTTCCGCCACGGGGAAAATGGACAAACGCGGGTGTGGTTGCTGGATCCAAAAGAACAATCGCGTGGATCATCAAAGATGCCCAATATTTCGGAGTGGCCCAACGCCGCCGCCGTGTGTTCGTTGTCGCAAGTGCTGGAACGGGGTTCGATCCCGCAGCGGTTCTTTTTGAGTGCGAAGGCTTGCGCCGGGATACTCCGCCGCGCAGAGGCGAGGGGCAAGAAGCTTCCTCAACTTCTGGAACAGGCTTTGTTAATGGGTTCCAATCCAGCCAATCCGGTGTCCGATTAAAGGATACTCATGCCACTTTGGATGCCAACAACGGCTCAAGGCGGTACAATGGGGTAATTACTGGGGCGTTGACTGCAAAGTTTGCCAACACCCTTGGCGCACCAAAAGTGGATGCTGGTTTAATTTTGGCTGTTGAGAAACCCATTGCTTATTCCATCATGCCGATGAACTCAGGCAAGGATTACAAGGCCCGTGAGACAGATGTATCTCAGCCGTTAATGGCTGCTGGCCCAGTGGGTGGTAATCAAGGCGGTGACTTCGTAGCCCAGCCTATGCCATATGCGATGATTGATATGCAGGGAGGCAAGGGAAAGGTGGCAACGCAGGAGAATGGCCCCAGTTTCCCCCTGAGTGCTATGCACGGCCATGATGTCCATACTGTGGCTTATCCCATCCAATCACCGGGAAGGTGTGATGGACAAGGTTCGGTTGGCATTGGGCAGCCTGAAGATCCGATGTTTACATTGTCCACCATGAAAGACCAGCACGCCGTAGCCTGTGAAGTGGCAGACACGCTGAGTGTTAATGCAAATCAAACAACAGGCTTTCATGGCGATATTGCTGCTGTTGGGATGCAGGTGCGCCGATTAACACCCACAGAATGCGAACGCCTTCAAGGCTTCCCAGACAACTACACCGCTATCCCGTGGCGTAAGAAGTCAGCCGAGGAATGCCCAGATGGCCCCCGCTATAAGGCACTTGGCAACTCAATGGCTGTGCCTGTCATGCGGTGGATTGGTGAACGGATTAACAATAATCTTTTGGAGGGGAAATGACCCTGAAACCTGACAACCTGTTCATCGACCCGCCATCCGGCTGGAAGTATGGGTTCCCGAAGATTATCCCGCCGGAGCATCAATCGCGTACACTGGAGTGGCTGGTGGAACAGGGTTATCCCAAAAAGCTGCTTGACAGCATGGGGGACTACTTCATCTGCCGCTACTGGAATGGAGAAGAAAATGATTAGTCTTAGGCAGATGCTCATGGCGGGGCCGTGGGTTGATGAGGCCAAAAAAGATCGCTTGATTGACTACAGCCAGAGCGATTTTATCGCTTGGAACCGAGAGCGTGAGATGCACCTTCAAACGATTGAGCATTTGAAATCCCGCGTCAGTGAATTGACTGCCGAGCGGGATATGTGGATGAGAGAGGCGACGCGCACCGTCGTTCATTATCATGCTCCAGCTTAATCCTCCGATCCCGGTGTT